GGTTGGAAACATCCCTGCGGGCAAAAATTGTTGCGCCTCTTTGCTTAGGTAGGGTGCCGCGATTCTGTCTACCGGAACGCGGCCAACCGGCCAACAGGTAAGAGATTACCTCAGACCCGCTGACTATATCAGACTGTCTGCTATTTGTTGGCCATTGAGAACTGGATATCCATTCCATTTGCAGCTTGTGACCTCTATCCACTGCTCTCGATGAACTACCACCTGGCCCCAAGCTTCAGTGGTAGATACTTCTTGGCGTGGCACCGTTGTCATCTCGATGTCGTCCATATCAACGATCAATGATGCGATGCCGGTATCACGATCGTAGTCATCGATCTCTGCACCCATGAAGTCGTCAGCATCATCATGTACTATCGCTACGATTTGAATCAGAGCCTCACCTTTTGATAGCTTTCTCATTGATCGCTCCCCCGTGTTCTTGTGATGTGGGCGTTGATCTCTACCGCATCTCGGCCCTTCGATTGATAGTAACCCTGCATTTCTTGAATGAAGTCGTCAAAGTCCTCGTAACTAGGACGTATATCGTTGGCTTGAATGTAATTAAAATACATACGAATTAAGCTTTCTGGATACAAACGCTCCACTATCCAACCCTCCATATTCGAAATGACTGATCTTTGATCACAGCTCTTGAGACGTATTTATACCCTCGCCTTTTCATTTGAGAGCAAAAGCGCTGTCGAATCTCCTCTATGCGATAGTAAACCTCATCAGGCTTAGTGCTAGGGTCGAGATAATCATAATCGGGAGGGTAATAATAGCGCTTAGGCCACCCCGTTTTTTCTGAAAATTCAACTCTATCGACAAGTAGACTCTGATCTATCTTCATTCGATCAAGAAAGCTCCAATCTATTAAAGTTCCCTTTTGTTTTTGATCGTTTATATCAACGCCATCTTCAAACACTATGCTCATGACTCACCCCCGTTCTCTCTCTGGAGGTAGACCACGTTATTGCGTATTTCTAGCTGTGTACGCGCCACCTCATCTGAGGCATCCACCACGTTAGCTAGTATCTGATCGGCTCTCTGAAGTAATTCTACGGCTTCCTGAATGGCCTCATACTTCTTTGCTGCCCTCCACCTATATAACTCTGGGAACAAACTGCGGGCCATGACGGTTACCTGCTGTTCGTAAATGTCATTCGGGTGGTGCATGTCCAATAGATGGTTCTTCAGTAGCTGGACTTCCCATTTACCCAATTCTGGGCAAATGCTGCTGATGTATCTGTCACTAAATTTCATATCACAGCTCCTCCTTTAGCAGCTGGACAATCTCATCCGAATCCATGCCAACAATTTGACACCAGATGATCATTTTTAGGATGTCCGGTTCGTTTGAATGAATGAAAGCATCGCAAGCGTCACGCACTTGCTCACCCATTTCGCCGTAATAAAACACTGACGTAGTCATAATTCCTTCTCTCTTTTTTGATGTTTCATAAAGTTTACAGAACTTATCTTTGTGCTTCAAATTGTTCGCGGATTTTTACTGCTATTTCGACACCGTCCGAGTGATTACACATTGACGTTGAAAGCAATTTCAAAACGAAATCTATCTCAGATTGTTTCAAATAAAACTTGTAGCCTGTTAGGTTTCTACGGTATCGCTTTGCTCTCTCTGCAGCTGTAAGCGCCATTATTCCACCCTCCATAGATAGACACCTTCGGGCATTGTTTGGCTTTGTAGCTTGAAGCCAAGCGATTTGGCAGCTTGACGCATTGATCTTGCAGCATTCGAGCGCGACGTCTGGCCTTCCAGCAATACCGCGTTCTCTTTGCCTGCCTTCATTTGCAAGCATTCCTCTTTCCAGCGCCCAGGTTTACTGATCTTGTCTGGTACTGGTACGTTTCGTTTGATTAACATTCGTTTTTCTCCATTGTTGAACCCCATTGATCTGCCATAGCATTCGCTATGCCTTGAAATGTGGTGCTTCTGATTTTCCACCTGTCCGCGCTAGGCGGTAGGTAATGCAGTCTCTGCTGTTTGTTCTTCGGCAGCTTGTCCATTTCTACCTTGACGTTGTTTGTCTCAGTCAATGGCGGCAGATTGTGCAACCAAAAGCCGGTCTTCTTTGACTCAGGATGTCCGAACATCCACGGTTGAACGTATTGCGTCGGCTTGAATGGCAGAACGCCCACAGGGTTTTCCATACATACCGATGTGGCATAAGCCTTTGCGGTTTCCCACAAATGCGTTGTCCATTCGATGGCCTCGATCCGCTCGTCATTCTTGGGCATACCTTGCCCGTACCAAGCGTTACCCGATACAGCGAGGGCCGTGCATGGCGGGTGCATGATGATGAGATCCCATCGCTCCCGCTGGATTACTTCGATGCAATCCTCTTGGAAGTGATTAGGGGATCTGTCATCTGCTGGCAGTAAGTCGCACGACCAAGCATCGTGGCCCAAGGCTGCAAACGCTTCCCGAACCCTGCCGGAATACTCACAAGCGACTAAAACTCTCATACGGCCTCCATGCTTTGGCGGTGACGGGTGTAATCAGAGTCGCAAGGCTTTTGGGCTTGCTCATCCCAGCACCAGCCCCACCAAATCGCATAGAGTCCGCACTCAGTGTCGGGCTTATCGTCGGCGCTTGGAATGCCGTTAACATAGTCATAGCCCTCGAACCACTCAAGCATTGACTCTTTTTCGCTGGGGATATCCATTACCGGAGTAATGCACTCCGCTATGATTTGAAGGAAAGTCTCCCGCGTGACGTAGGGTTGCAACCAACCATTCCATCGTCGGCCCTCGATGTGAAAGCCATCAAAGCCGGTGAGATCGTGCGCTCCGTCAATCGAGAACCTCACCGCCTTAGCTTCAGCCTCGCTTCCGTTTTTGAATTTGATAATTTTGGTTTCCATCAAAAGCACTCCTCTTCTTCAATTACAAAGGTAACTCTCGCCCTCATGCCGTAATTATCGGTATCAAGAACAAATTCAGCATCTTTAATTGGGCAGGTTTTTAACCACTCCTCAAAAGCCTCATCATTGAAGCTGTCAAACTTTTTTTCATCGTCCACGATTAAATCCCTTCATTGATAGCTTCAAGGCTAAACAAGCCAACAAGCCCGCCGGCAAGGAACGCAGACGCTCCGAGCCATTCAAAGTTCAGCGCCAACATAGCGCCGGTTAGCAGTAGGGCCGCCGTGATAGCGGCCAGAATGACGTTTGTTTTGCTCATGGTTCAAGCCTCGCAAACGAATTCGCCGTCAATAAAGCCGTGTACTAGGTGGTTTCTCATGCCGCACACCTCCCGACTTGAATTGGCGATCGCATCTCGCGGTCACTTATGGATAGCTTCGCTTCGCCGTAGTCCATGTGTTCCCACGAGATCCCAGCGTCATCGAAAACCTTTTGGATGTTCTCCAGTGCTTCGCGCGTTTCGTCGGGGTAAGCGTCGGCGAGTGCCGCGCCCAGAAGAAAGCCGCGCTTGCAGTGCAGGATGTCACTGGGTCGGAATCTGTCGCGCTGGAGTGAATTCCACCCGCTGGCGATGTGCGTCAGGGTGAAGTATTTCGCGCACAGGGTGATGCTGTCAGCGGCGGTCAAGTTCATTCCGTTGCACCATTTGCGGTGCGCTCGCTCGTCCTCCTTCTCAGCGGTAAGGATTTGGTCGATGACGTCACGGTTGCCGCGAAAGCTCAGCGTGTGCAGTTCGGCAAAGGCTCGCTCGACGGTGCGCTTGATGTTTGATCGGTTCATTTCTCTCTCTCCATGTCGGTGCAAAGCGCACCCGTAAACGCTCCCGAAGGAGCGCAGACGGCTAGGCTCTTAGAAACGATTTGATAGGTAGACCAGTGCCAGCGAGAAAAGGCCAGCAGATCCTGCGTACAGTGCATCTACCCAAAACAGCTGTATGCCCAGCATAAATGATGTAAATAAGAATGCTGCGCCGAATAAAAGCAACAGCGATTGGATGATGATTATGTCAATTGATTTGTTCATGTGTGTGTACTCTCTTTTGTGTTGTTGATGTGGATTATTGAAACATAGTATGTGGATAGATACAAGGATATTATAGATTAGTTTGTCATATGCTTATGTCTTCCAGGTATATAGATTGGTGTGGTTCTCATCTATGGGGTACTTCATCCACTCACACACCTCAACATTGATCACTCGCTTTTTGCGTTTTGCCTTGCGTTTTGTATCGTGCAACGCCTTGCAATCTGCCTCGCATTTTGGGACGGGGGGGTGTGTAGCGCGCATGTGTATGTGTATGTTCCCACCCAACCACAAAAAAAGGTGATTTTGGCCTTATTCCAAGTCCTTGATACACCTAATCTTTTTATAACCATTTTGCATAAATCAACTATTAGAGTAGAGTGCCTGTTGCATAGTCCGTCATTAGTAATTAGGATAGGGAGGGCGGGTTGGATAAGTACAACCCAATTTTTTATGACAGATAAACGTGTAGAAGTACCTAAAGACGATAGTTTGACCTACAAACAACGTCGCAAAGCGCAGATAAAAGCAGAAAAAAAGCGCACACAGCCTAGTAAAAAGACATTAGCGGCTAATTCTCCTGGTGGTAGGGGCAAAGTAGGCCGTCCCAAGGGTGATGCTGCCAAAATCAACGAGTACAAAGCTCGTATGCTGGCTTCTCCTAAGTCCAAACTAGTCTTAGACACCATATTTGATGCCGCGTTAGACAATGATCACAAAAATCAGTCCGCCGCATGGAAGTTAGTCATGGATAGAATCCTGCCAGTAGCCGCATTTGAAAAAGATGTAGTGCAAAATGGCGGTAAATCTGCTATTCAGATCAACATTACGGGGGTTGGCACGGCAGATGTTAAGGATATCGATCCAATCCCTATCCAACCTAAAATCATTGATGGAAAAGCAGATGAAATACTTTAAACGCGAAGAATTTAACTGCACTCATACCAACAACAACGAAATGGATGATGCGTTTTTGGAAAAACTAGACGAATTACGCGAAGCTTGCGGCTTTCCTTTCGTCATTACGTCGGGTTACAGAGATCCCTCCCATCCAAACGAAGTCAACAAAGAAAAACCTGGCACCCATTCTGAGGGTATTGCCTGTGATATTCGTGTAAGAAACGGTGTTGAACGCATGAACATCGTGCATCAAGCCTTAAAACTTGATTTTGGTGGCATTGGTGTAGCAAAAACCTTCGTTCACGTTGATACTAGGAAAACAACGCCTGTGATGTGGACGTATTCTTAATGGAGCTTGATATTGAGCTTCTGCCTTGGCAACAACAGGTTTGGTCAGATAACACACGTTTTAAAATTGTAGCTGCTGGTAGACGAACAGGTAAGTCTCGTCTCGCCGCATGGATGTTAATAGTCAACGCGCTTCAAGCTGACAGAGGTCATGTATTTTATGTCGCACCTACCCAAGGACAGGCAAGGGACATCATGTGGCAGACCCTTCTTGAGCTTGGTCATCCTGTTATCGATGGTAGTCACATCAATAATTTACAAATTAAACTGGTCAACGGAGCAACCATCAGCCTCAAAGGTGCCGACCGACCAGAAACCATGCGAGGTGTCTCGCTAAAGTTCTTAGTCCTAGACGAATACGCCGACATGAAGCCCGAAGTATTTGAGTCTATTCTCAGACCAGCACTGACGGATCAGAAGGGCTGTGCCATGTTTATAGGCACACCCATGGGGCGCAACCATTTTTATGAACTGTACAAATATGCGGAGTTAGGGGATGATCCCACGTACAAGGCTTGGCACTTTAGCTCGTATGACAATCCATTATTGGACAAGAATGAAATTGATATTGCTAAGAGGAGTATGTCTAGTTATGCGTTCCGTCAAGAATTTATGGCATCGTTTGAAGCTCGTGGGTCAGAAATGTTTAGAGAAGATTGGATTCGGGTCGAAGCCGATAAAGATCCGGTCGGAGACTACTACATCGCCATCGACCTCGCCGGTTTCGAAGAAGTCAACAAAAAACGCACCAAAAGCCAAAAGCTCGACGAAACGGCAATCGCGGTCGTCAACGTCTCGGAAGAAGGCTGGTACGTCGAAAACATAATACATGGCCGGTGGACGCTTGACGAAACGGCCATCAAAATCTTCCAAGCTGTAAGAGACTACAAACCGGTATCGGTAGGCATCGAAAGGGGCATAGCCAAGCAAGCCGTTATGTCACCGTTATTTGATCTACAAAAAAAGTACGGTACGTTTTTTCGGGTAGAAGAACTAACCCACGGCAACAAAAAGAAAACAGACCGTATCATGTGGGCGTTGCAAGGACGCTTTGAAAACGGATACATTACGCTAAACAAAGGCGACTGGAATCCAAGATTGCTTGACCAACTGTTTCAATTCCCTGATCCTTTGACGCACGATGACTTGGTAGATGCGCTGGCCTACATTGACCAACTAGCCGAAGTGGTCTATGACTACGAATACGAAATAGATGACCACGACATTTTAGACATAGTGGCAGGATACTAATATGGACGAGACATACGGGGAAGATGGCATAGGCGTCGAGCAGTCCGTTGAAGACTGGGTAATGTCAAAGTGCGAAAACTGGCGTGATTACTATGAGTCAAACTATGAAGAACGCTTTGAAGAATACTATCGGCTTTGGCGTGGGATTTGGGATCCTTCTGATAGCGAGCGTCGGAGTGAACGCAGCCGTATTATTTCTCCTGCTTTACAGCAAGCTGTTGAATCCAATGTTGCAGAACTGGAAGAAGCCACGTTTGGCAGGGGTAAATTCTTCGATGTCTCCGATAATCTAGGTGACACCTCAAGAGAAGACGTCCTTTTCTTAAGAAACAAACTTACCGAAGACTTTGAAGACTGTATGATCCGCAAGTCAGTAGCGGAATGTCTTATCAACTCAGCAGTTTTTGGTACAGGTATTGGTGAAATCGTTATCGAAGAAATGAAAGAAATGGCTCCTGCCACCCAACCAATTATGGATGGAGACCTTCAAGCGGTCGGTGTCAACATGACTGATCGCGTAAAAGTAAAGCTTCGTCCCATTATGCCGCAAAATTTCTTGATTGATCCGGTAGCCACCAGTGTTGATGAGGCATTGGGTGTTTGCATTGATGAGTTTGTGAGTCGTCACCAAATAGAGCTTTTACAAGAGCAAGGTGTATATCGAGATACGTATGTTGGATATGCCGCACCTGATACAGACCTCGAACCCGACCAAGACATTACGATCTACAACGATGACAAGGTACGACTCACTAAATACTATGGCCTTGTGCCTAGAGAACTTCTTGATGAAGCAACCGAAGAAGAATCTGAAGGCGATACCAAATACGTTGAGGCCGTCATTGTTATTGCTAACGGCGGTACGTTACTAAAAGCAGAACCTAATCCTTACATGATGGGTGATCGCCCTGTTGTGGCATTCCCGTGGGATGTAGTGCCTGGACGTTTTTGGGGAAGAGGCGTTTGCGAAAAGGGCTACAACAGCCAAAAAGCATTGGATACAGAACTTAGAGCGCGTATTGATGCGCTTAGTTTAACAATTCATCCAATGATGGCGATTGATGCCACTCGTCTGCCAAGAGGTGCCAAGCCAGAAGTTAGACCTGGCAAGATGGTATTGACTAACGGAGATCCTAGAGAAGTACTCCAGCCATTTAACTTTGGTCAGGTTAATCAAATTACGTTTGCACAGGCCGGCGCATTACAACAAATGGTTCAACAGGCAACAGGTGCTGTTGATTCAGCAGGTATTGCCGGTAGTGTTAACGGAGAAAGGACAGCGGCAGGAATCAGCATGTCGCTCGGTGCTTTGATAAAGCGACACAAGCGGACATTGATTAACTTCCAACAGTCTTTTTTGATTCCATTTGTTAAAAAAGCCGCACATCGGTACATGCAGTTTGATCCTGAAAACTACCCTGTAGCGGACTATAAGTTCAACGCTAGTAGCACATTAGGCATTATTGCTAGAGAGTACGAAGTTACCCAGCTAGTACAGCTATTGCAGACAATGGGTAAAGATTCACCGCTGTATACAACTTTGATTCAATCGGTTGTAGACAACATGAACTTGTCTAACCGTGAGGAGCTGCTTGCGGCCATGACTCAGGCAATGCAACCTAATCCTCAAGCACAACAAATGGCTTTGGCAGCACAACAAGCCCAGTTGCAGTTCCAAGAGTCACAAACTGCGGCCTTATCTGCACAGGCACAAGAGTCTGCGGCTAGAGCGCAAAAGCTTGCGGCTGAAGCTGCTGTGGTTCCGCAAGAGCTTGAGATTGACAGAATCAATGCCGTTACTAGAAACTTGCGTGAAGGTAATGAGGATGACAAAGAGTTTGAGCGTCGCATGAAGATTGCCGACACACTGCTAAAAGAGAAACAAATCCAAGGAAAAGAGAATGCTAACCGACAGAGAGTTCCAATTGATACTCAACAAGTTCCACGCTCAAATAGAGCCGTTACGACGCCAAGTCCAAGAACTCCAGGCCAAGGTGGAGGCATTAACTGATGGCGAAGAAGCATCCAAGCCTAGAACGCGCAGGCGTAAGCGGATTCAACAAACCGAAGAGAACGCCCAACCACCCCACTAAAAAGTTTGTTGTGGTGGCAAAGCAAGGCGATAAGATCAAGACGATTCGGTTTGGTGATGCCAAAATGAAGATTAAAAAGAATCAGCCAGATCGCAGAAAATCCTTTCGTGCGCGCCATAAGTGCGATACAAATCCTCCAAGTAAACTAACTGCACGATATTGGTCGTGTAAAAATTGGTGAGACTATGAAAGTAAAAGCGCCTGATGGTTATCACTGGATGAAAAAAGGCAAAGAGTATAAGTTGATGAAAGACCCTGCGGGTGGTTACAAGCCTCACAAGGGTGCATCTAAGTCAGCAGACTTTGCAGTTCAAAAGGTTCACGGAGGCAAGAAATGAAAGACCAAGACCACACGGTTAGCTATATGCCAATTGAGTATTACGCTATGTGCGAATCGTCTAAGCGTCGAATCAAAGAGATGCAAGCGCAAGGTATTCCTACTCGGTTTGATCCCAAAGACAAGCCAGAAGATGTAGGTAAGATGGAATCATTTACTGTAATGATGGTTAGTGAATAACCCAAGGAGATAGCTATGTATCATGCACCTAAAAGCACTGCAGCAACAAAAAAGAAAAAAAAGAAAAAGTCGACTATGAAAGGCAGAGGCACAGGTAGTCGTCGATAATGCCTAAGAAAAAGGGCAAGGGTTATAGCCCTAAACAAAAAAAGATTGCTCGCGTTGCGCCCCCTAGGAACAAAATTACAAGAGCAGATTTTGAGGTATTACGTCGTGCCAAGAAAAAAAAGTAAACCCAAAAAGAAAAGCACCATACCCGCTAATGTAAAGAACAAAGCACTTTACTCGCGGGTAAAAGCTGAAGCTAAACGCAAATTTGATGTCTATCCGTCGGCTTACGCAAATGCCTGGTTAGTTAGAACCTATAAGAAACGTGGTGGTACTTATGGCTAAACCTAAAGGTGGTTTGACCAAATGGTTCAAAGAGGAATGGGTTGACATCAAAACCGGAAAACCGTGCGGTCGCAAAAATGCAAAGCGATCTCGCCGTCCTTATCCTGCGTGTAGGCCAAAAACTGTCGCTGCAAAGATGACCAAGGCAGAAAAAGCAACTGCGGCAAGAAAAAAGACAGGGCCAAAACGGGTAAAGTACGCGGTCACCGCTTCAGGGCGCAGACGTAAATCAGCCAAAAAAGCCTGACATTTTGCAAAAACCGTGCTACAAGGCACCTAATCAATAAAAGAGAGATAGGAATTATGACACCTGAACTTGAGGAGTACTTTAACAACTACAACGAACTGTTTAACCATGCGGGTTTCAAGCAGTTAATTGAAGAACTGGCTAACAATGCAAGGCAGTTAGCAGACCTTCAAACCGTTAAAGATTCAGAGGAGTTGTTCTATCGTAAAGGCCAAGTTGCCGCTTTAGCTACAGTAATCAACATGGAAGCAACGATTGCTGCAGCGCGAGACCAAGCCGATGCGGAAGGACAAGAAGAGTTAGATGTATAAGATATATGACTTTCGCTGTGAGTGTGGTCATGTATTTGAAAGAATGGTACGCAGTGGAGAGACAGTCAGTAGGTGCGACTGTGGCTTGACTGCTATCAAAATGCTGTCAGCACCTAAGTGCGTACTCGACGGTCATAGTGGGGACTTTCCAGGTCGCCACATGAAGTGGATACGGGAACACGAAGAAGCTGGCAGAAAACGTAAATCTCCAAACGGAGTTTAATATGTCTAGAGCAACGATTGTTGACACGCACCTTGAAGAGGAGAATGCGAGCAACATCGAAAACGAAGTCCAAGAGACTCAAGAAGCGGAGGCAGAGCAATCTGCTGATGTGGTTGAGCAGACTCAAGACGCGGTAGAGACTGACACTGACGACGATATTCCAGAGCAATACCGAGGTAAATCTCTGAAAGAAGTTGTTCAGATGCACCAAGAAGTTGAAAAGGTGATGAGTCGGCACTCTAACGAGGTCGGTGAGCTTCGTAAGATAGTGGATGAGTACATTACGGCTCAAACACCATCGCCAGCACCTCAACAGAATGTTGAGCCTGAAAGCGATATTGATTATTTTACGGATCCACAAGGAGCTGTTAACAGAGCAATTGAGAATCATCCTAAGATTAGAGAGGCTGAAAGATACACTGAGGACTACAAAAAGCAGGCGGCGTTAGCCACTTTGGGTAACAAACACCCAGATATGCAAACAATTCTTGCTGATCCAAAGTTCGCAGAGTGGATTAAAGCATCAAAGATTAGGACTCAATTATTTGTAGAAGCCGACCAACAGTACAATGCTGACGCGGCTGATGAACTCTTTTCTCTCTGGAAGGAAAGAAAGGTAGTTGCACAGCAAACCGCAAATGTTGAAAAACAGGTGCGTAAGCAACAACTCAAGGCGGCTAATACAGGTAAGGCTAGAGGCAGTGCCGAGTCAACCGCAAGAAAACAGTATCGCAGGGCCGACATCATTAAACTGATGAAAACTGACCCCGAGCGTTACCAAGCCCTGTCAGGTGAAATCCTTCAGGCATACGCAGAGGGTCGAGTCAAATAATCTGAAAGGAGATTGACATGGCTACTGCAACTTACCCTGGAAGCGGGGGTTTTACCGCTAAAACTGAAGCAGATACTTTTATCCCTGAAATTTGGTCGGATGAAATTATCGCCGCTTATCAAAAGAACCTGAAAATGGTTCCGCTGGTCAGAAAGCTTGCTATGACAGGCAAGAAAGGCGACAAGCTTCACATTCCTAAGCCCGTTCGTGGCGATGCAAATGCTAAAGCCGCTGACACAGCAGTCACTATCATTGCAAATACCGAAAGCGAACTTCAGATTGACATTACCCGTCACTTTGAATATTCGCGTCTGATTGAAGACATTGTTGAAGTACAGGCACTTTCTAGCCTTCGTCAGTTCTACACTGAAGATGCTGGTTATGCGTTGTCCGTACAGGTTGACAATGACCTTCATGCAGCCGGTACTGGCTTTGGTGACGGTGGTGCAGTTGTCTTTAGCCCAGCGGCTACGGACTATCAGCACACTGGCTGTTTCTTTAACGACAATGGAACAACAACTCAGTATACCGATGACACTATTGTGCCAACACAAGACGTGTTTACTGATGCGTTCTTCCGCGACATGATCCAGAAGCTTGATGACAACAACGTACCTATGGACGGACGTTCGCTTGTTATCCCACCTTCGGTTCGTAACACCATCATGGGTATCGACCGATATGTGTCTTCTGACTTTGTGACAGGACAAGTCGTTAACTCTGGCCTAATCGGTAACTTGTACGGTGTAGACATTTATGTCTCAGCTAACTGCCGTACTATCGAAGCGGCTGCTGATAACACGGCTGGATCTGCTGATACACGTGCGGCACTTTTGTTCCACACTGATGCTATCGTTATGGCAGAGCAGATGAGTGTTCGTTCACAAACTCAGTACAAGCAAGAGTATTTATCTACTCTGTATACCGCCGACACTCTATACGGTGTTCAGGTATATCGTCCTGAAGCTGGTTTCGTACTCGCAATCGCTGAGTAATGATACCTGGCCCCCTTCGGGGGGCTTTTCTTCTTTGTACATAATTCTGCTATAGGAACCTCAGATGTCTAACTACTCTAAAACCACAGACTTTGAAGCCAAGGATTCGTTGCCTACCGGTGATTCAGGAAAGATTATTCGGGGTTCTGAATTTGAAACCGAGTTCGATGCAATCTCTACAGCTATTGCGACTAAAGCAGATACGGCAGGGCCTACGTTTACTGGGACTTTGACCTTTGAAACTATCTCCGATGGCACTATTAACGTCACAGCCTTTGTCGATGAAGACAACATGGCGTCTAACAGTGCAACTTTGATTCCTACACAGCAATCTGTAAAAGCCTACGTTGACTCGCAACTGACGGCACAAGACTTAGATTTCCAAGCTGACTCTGGTGGTGCATTAAGCATTGACCTAGACAGCGAAACCATGACTTTTACAGGTGGTACAGGTATTGACACGTCTGGCTCTGGTAATGCTGTTACCTTTGCTATTGACTCTACCGTTGCCACACTGACTGGTACACAGACACTTACTAACAAAACGCTTACGTCTCCTGATGTAAACACCCCAGACATTGATGGCGGCACGATTGATAACACGGTTATTGGTGGTTCTACTGCAGCGGCTGGATCATTTACTACTGTTTCTGCTACAGGAAACATCACGGTAGGCGGCACTGTAGATGGCCGTGATGTTGCTACAGATGGCTCTAAGCTAGATGGTATTGAAGCCTCAGCAGACGTAACGGATACAACTAACGTCACAGCCGCTGGCGCATTAATGGACTCAGAGTTAACCAGCATTGCTTCAGTCAAAGCTTTAAACCAAGGCGTAGCTACTTCTGACTCACCAACCTTTGCCGCTGTTACTGTCAACGGTAACGTAGAGTTTGACGGTCTGTCTGGTACAGGCTCAGTCACAGTTACTGACATCCTTGATCAAGACGATATGTCAGGTAACAGCGCTACGGCATTGGCTACTCAACAGTCAATCAAAGCGTATGTCGATTCTCAGGTTGCTACAGCCGACACACTGTCTGAGGTTCTCGCTAACGGTAACACCACGGGCGGCACCAATATTGTATTTGGTGATAGCTCAGGCGCATCAGACGATCGTTTGGTATTTGGTGCTGGTTCTGATTTACAGCTTTATCATGATGGATCAAATAGTTATGTAAAAGATTCCGGTACAGGCGATTTAATGCTTCAGGGTGTTAATGTTCGCATTCAAGGCGCTACAACAGGCAACAATATGTTTGTTGGTGTGGATAATGGTGCGTCCACCTTGTATCACCAAAATAACGCCAAACTAGCCACAACCTCCACAGGCATTGACGTCACAGGCAAAGTCGTTTCAGACGGCTTAGATACCTCTGAAGATTTAATAATACGTCACAGCACAACAGATCATTTGCAGTCTATTTTAGGGACTGATAGCGGTGGTTTTGCTATCGAAGATAACAACGCCTTTATTGTTTGGCATCAAGACATTGCTAATGTTGGTACTGATACAGGGTTGAGCGAGCGCTTCCGAATTGACGTCAGCGGAAATCTCGGCCTCGGCACCAGCGGCAATCCAGCCTTCACTACAGGTTCTGGTTTAGAAATCCAACGTGCTGGTGCGGCAACATTAAGGCTAGAAGACACAGGTTCAAGTGGCAAGCCTTTTGAAATTTATAGTGACGACGGGGAAGGCTACGTCCTTGATGGCATTGGTAGCGGTATGCCAATGATTTTTAAAACCGTAAACACAGAACGCCTTCGCATTGATACTAGCGGCAACTTGCTGGTTGGTAAGACTTCCTCCTCAACAAGCACCGCAGGCTTTGAAGCAAGAGCTAATGGTCAGACTGTTGCAACTTTTGATGGTGGAACCGCTCTTATTGCTAATCGCAAAACATCGGATGGCGATGTTATAAAGGTCATGAAAGACGGTAGCACAGCCGGTACTATTGGCACTAACGGTGGTGATTTATTTGTTGGTACTGGCGATACAAATATTTTGTTTGCTGACGGCAGTGATGCACTTGTGCCAGCGAACACGGGTGGCGCAACAAGAGATGCGGCTATTAATTTAGGAACGTCTGGTGCGCAATTCAAAGACCTCTACCTGTCAAATGCCGCTAATATAGGAAAAGAAGTGAGCTTTACAAACAGTGCAAATTCTTCGGGGTTTGACATTGGTTTATTAGGTGGTAGTTCCGATGGAACAGCATTTATTTTTCAACGTGCAAACGATTCCTTAAATTTTGGTACGAACGATACAGAACGCATGCGTATTAGTTCTAGCGGGAATGTCGGTATTAACCAGTCAAGCCCAACTAGAAAACTACACGTTACAAGCTCTGGCTCTGGCGTTGTTGCAGCTTTCGGTGATTCTGAAGCAAACAACACGGTTGAAGTAACAAGAACAACAAGTAACGCTTCTTACGTTGCTCTGTCAGCTACCTCTGCTGTCGGTGGAGTTGTTGCTGGCCCTACCTTTACATTTAGCACGTCAAACAGTGGCGGTGGCTCCATTACGGAAAGAGCGAGACTGGACAGTTCTGGCAACTTGCTGGTTGGTAAAACTGTAAACAACACATTCAATGAGGGTTTTGTAGCAAAAGCCTCAGGTGGAGCAAACATAACTTCTGCTGACGATATTGCTCTTGAATTAAATAGAAGAACGTCAAACGGTACTATCCTTAACTTCCGCAAAGACAACACTACAGTCGGCACAATCGGTGTAGACAGCGGAGACAACCTTTTCATTTCTGCATCAGCCTCTAATCACGCAGGTTTGTATTTTTCCGATGTAGGCATTGCGGCACTGCAAGCAGGTTCTTTAGTAGATGCCGCTGTTGATTTAGGTTCTTCTTCTTACCGCTTCAAAGATTTGCGCCTAAGCGGGGCTGTTCATTGTGCTGACATTATAG